AAGTCAGGAGCAGAAATTGGTCCACCGAAGCTAACACCCAGTGTTCCAACGTTTTCAGTAGATAACAGAGTAGCATCTGCATCTGGGAACTTGATTGATCGAGTTCCTGTAATATTATCTATGATCAGTTTGACTTGGTTCTGATCATTAGCTGCGTCTAAAAGAGTAAATTCTTTAGCAGATTTACCTTCAAATACCTGGGTAGCTTTTTCAGTAAGTACTATGTTGTTCTCACTAATTGGAACGTTAAGGTTCGCTTGTGGGAACTCGTACCTAAGAATTGTAGCACCAGACATATTACTTAGGTCAAACTGAATACGCTTAGTAATATCAGTACCATCAGCGAACCGAGGGTCAGCGTAATCTTTGTTTGTAAATGTCTGTGTAGCATTAGTACCAGCAACAATCAATGATTGGTCTGGCCAAGTCACTACACGATCAGATGTTACATCAGGTGAGTTAAAAGTAACCTTTGGTGTAGGGTTATTAGGATCACCAGATTCAATATTAGATATTGTAGGATTGATAAGGTTTTTATTACTAATATTTTGTTCAGTAATAGTATCAATCAGTGTTGACTGTGATGCTGTGGTACCATAGTCAGGCAATCTATAGATGTGCGTAACTGGTGCTTCCCAAGAGTCAGTCTCAAATAATGCAATCTTACCAGAGTTAGATGAACCCACAATTTGTAGGTTACCATCCTGAATAATAATAGTCTTATTACTAATAGTCTGTGTAGTATCGTTACCTAATAATGTTGTAGATGTGAAACTACCTGTACTTGGTAGAGCAAACGAACGTATACCTGCACCAGTTGATACACCAGATATTTCAAACTTTGCTTTCTTATCAGGGTTCTGATCGTCAGCAAGGAAGAAGTTGGTATCTTGGAACTCAGCAGGACCATTAACAAGGAACTTACCAGAACCCTGTGGTCTCATATCAATGTTTACATTGGAAGATGTAGTATCTCCAGCAATGAATCTAATAGTAGCGGAACCATCAGCGTTATCTTGCTTCTTATAGTACATACTAGATGTACCGAAAGCCAGACCAAGTTCGTTGTAAGCATCTTGGTAAAGACCTGTGTCTCTGTCAAGGTCAAAACAAAGTCCTGGTTGGGACTGACTACCTGCTCCCACTCCTTTAAAGATCTGATTGACCTTTGCCTTACGGTTAGGAATGAGTGGATCACTGATTACGACAGGTAAAACTGCTTCACCAGTTAACACGCCATCGGCCAGTGTATCTAATTGTGAAATTCTTTTGGTTCCCACTTACACTTTGCGCTATTTCGTACAGTTTTATTTATAACTCTTCTACAGGCGGGATTAATAAGGTACCTCACCTTCACAGAGTTCAGACATTTCAAAGATAATAGGATGACACTCCTCCATAATCAAATATTGTGATATATGGTATAGATCATCCATCGTATATTCCATTTCACACCCATCAATCAATTCCATTGAAGGGTTATCTACCTCATCAAAGGTAAAAGCCATACCATTGATGAACCACATCTTAACAACACCTTGATTCTTGAGTAAAACATACTCACTGCTTATTTTGTATAGCATTTTGTAAACTCAAATGGTCCGCTATTTGATCCCCAGAGTAGATTACCTTTCTTATCCCAACCTCTATCATCAGTAGAAAACTTATTATCCTCCAGCACAGCCTTGGTTTTGACTTTAATACCATCAGGGTGTTCCCAATCAGGATCAGTTTTACCTGCCCATCCTTTAGGAATCTTTGTCCAAATAGTATCTGCTGCTTTCTCTCCTCCTTTCTGTGGATTATATGTCTCAAGTATTAATGATAGATCGTGTTGCCTTAACCATACAAAATGATTTCTCTCTCTGTATGGTTCTTCAGGGTTATAATCATACCACTGTTTAGTCTTGAGAATTTGTCCGTCCCAGTACCAGAGGTAGTGCACATATGCAAAAGATGCTGGTGATGATTGAGCTTGTTGTAGATTATGCCAGTGACCCACTAGCATTTCAAGGAAGTCATCCGTGTACATTGCTATGTATGCTTGAAGATAAAGGGACCAGGTATCTTACCCCACAGTATATTACCATCCTTATCGGTTCCTTTGTCAAATGATGTATAGGTAACAGAATCTAATGTAATAATTGTCTCAATCTTAATTCCTTTCTCATTATATGTGTCTGGTGGTGTCATACCAATAAAACCTGTCACATCTTCCTTAAAGATAAGGTGCAGGCCACTCTCATTGATATTTAATTTTATATGATCTTCCTGTATATCTAAATGATGTGTCCTTTGACGATAAACTTCTCCACTCCAGTCATACCATTGTTTAGAGTGTAAATGAGCACCTTCTACCCACCAGTCATAATGAACGTGTGCAAATTCATTAGGCCACTGTTGTGCCTGTTGCAAGTTATCCCATTTATGACAGAGGTACTCTAGAAATGTAGCACTAGAGATTGCCACGTGCTTTAATATCCTTAATCGCTGCCATAGTCTCTTGAGCAGCAAATGATCCTACATCTGCTTGACTTGGTAAACCACCTAGACCTGGTATAGGCAGTGGTCCTTGATGATACTCTTGTTCTTTAAGTGCTTCTTCTGCTGCCTCTACCTTTGCTGAGTTTGCAACAGGTGAAATAATTACATTGCCTTCGGGACACTCTATTACGAATGGTGTTCCTCTAGCAGCAAGTTTCAAAGTAAAAGCAATATTCTCTATTGCTTCCTCATAAGTTAATCTATTCATTGTGTAATAAAACAGCGTTGTTCTTCTGGTACAGATTCACAGATCTGTGCTATGGTCTCTTGAAAACCTTCTGCACCTTCTTTGTCCCATTTAAACTTAATCTTTTCAATGTTTCCATCAGAGGCTTGAAGGGACACTGATCGTTGAGGGACATTGATCCAGACATAATCTAACCATAAATCTTGGGAGTCCATAAGCAAGTCAAGGTATTCAAAGAGTATGTAGTTGAGTTCTTCGTTGTCCATTAGGAAGGCCAAGCTACCATACATTTACATCCTGTACGTGCTTCTGCACGTTGTATTGCTTCTTGCATCGTAACACAATTGTCAACCACTTCCTCGAAAGGTACAGAGGAATTTGGTCTCTTCAATTTAACTGTGTACTTTCTTGTGGACATAATGACCTCGAAAATATTGGGGTGGGAGATTGGATTTCTGTATTACCAATAAAGGACGGGCATTACTACAGTAGTAAATTTTACATCCTTGCCTGAGACCCGACTGGTAAGTCGATTCTGCTTTCGCAGCAGCACCACCTGTGTCTCATCACCTTATCCAGCTATATGCCAGAAAGATTATTCAGTCACTCCCGTGTCAGGCGATCAACCCAACAAATATATTATACACTAGTTCAAGAGAATTGGCAACCCATAGAACTGAGCAGGACCAGCACCACATCCAGCAGTGAAGACTCCAGTGTTTACGTTATATACAGCTACACCATTTTCAACTTGGTTCATTATCGCACCACCCTTGGCAGTATTGAATTCTCCGATACCACCTGCCTTGGTGTTCACTAGGGTCAAACGACCTCCCATCTTACCGTTCACAACATCAATGATTCCACCAGGTACAGTACATTCACAAATATTAATCTGTGCTGCTGGCATTGGACTTGGACCTACACCTGTAGCATTGATTGAAATTGTTGGACCTTTAATCAAATTGACCACACCTGTTATAGCAGGAATGGGATTAAGCATACCAACGTTCTTAAAGTGAACATTGTTAATAAATTCTGTCTTCCAAGCACACTCATTAATGATCTCACCAGATATGGAGTTCATTAGTGAAGATGCTTTCACTGACATTGCAGAGGTGTTAACAGCAAACTCATTAAGGGCATTAAACGTGATATTAGGAGCCTGTATTTTGTAATCTCCTTCATAGCTAACATCGTAGTCAGATGCAAACGTTTGTGCTGCTTTAGATTGCTTGGTACCATCAGGGCCGACACCCTGTGATACGTGTAGGTTCTGTGTACCTCCAACTTCTATGTTGAAATTACCCATCACCTTGAGAGTATAGTCACCTTCTACTGTAAGTGTCTTATTACCTTTAACTGTCTTACAGTCGTCACGACCTAAGATCTTAGTCTCATTACCAGGAATATTGGTATGTTGATCACCGTGAGCAGTTGCAATAACAGTCTGACCACCAGCGTGTGAAACAATTGTCTTCTCTTTGCCTGGTGTATTATCCTGTATGGTTGTAGCACCATTCATTGACGTAACTGCTTGAACCTTATAAGGATCAATAGCTTGCATCAAGCTAGAGAAATAATCTCCTTTAGTTTGATGATTACCACCACTACTACCAGA